GTCCGCAACCATCTTGCCGACGAAGGCATCACTTCCTACTCCGACAGCGTCGTGGATTTGCTCGCCGACGAGATGTTGAAGGGCTTGAGCGAAACGATGTTGAAGAAAAAAGTCGCGCAGTTCGCTGACTAATACTCTGCGTCGGAGGGCACGAAAAAGGCCCGCCGTTTCCGGTGGGCCTCGGTGATCACTTGGACTGCTTCGATCCGGCAGCGGCCTTATCGACCAGGTTCTTCACGCTCGGATTTGCAGCGTTTGTCTTGGGCGTAACCTTCTTCGGTTTGCCTTTGGATTCTTTCATGGCGCTTGGCCTTTCATGTGCCGGGGCACCCTATCAGGTGGATCCCTAGCAAATGAGGCGGCAATGTCCCGATGGCGACAAGTTTCA